CGGAAACTCAGCCCACGAACCTCCCTCGGCTACGAATTCATCGACTTCTGTTCTGAGGAGCTGGGCTGGGAGATGCTGCCGTGGCAAAGGTGGTGGAGCATCCACGCCCTAGAGCTGCTGCCGCGGAGTCGCCGGCTCCGTTTCCGCATCCTCCTCACGCTGGTCGGCCGGCAGTGCGGCAAGACCACCCTCGTCATGGCGCTCGCGCTGTTCTTCATGGTCAAAAAGCGGCACCCGAAAGCCCGTGCGGCTGTGCTCGGCGCCGCGCAAACAATCGACATCGCCCGAGAGGGCTGGGCGGCCGCCGTCGACACAGCTGAGGAACATCTCCCCTGGCAGCTCAACCGGTACAGCATCCGCCGCGCCAATGGTCAGGAGTCGCTGACGCTGCGCAACGGCAGCCGATACCGCATCGTCGCCGCCAACCGGCGCTCCGCGCGTGGCCTGTCCGTGGGCATGCTGCTGTGGGATGAGATCCGCGAGCAGCGCGACTTTGAGGGCTGGGCCGCCTTGGGCAAAACCACATCCGCGCAAGCTGAGGGCTTGGTTGTGGCCATCTCCAACGCAGGCGACGACACATCCGTTGTGCTCAATCAGCTGCGCGAATCCGCGGTCGCCGCCACCGACGAGCACACCGGCATCTTCGAATGGTCCGCGCCCGATGACTGCCCACTGGACGACTGGGAAGCCATCGCCCAAGGCTCACCCGCGCTCGGCTACACCCTGTCCTACGACGCCGTGATGACCTCGCTGGCGACCGACCCCCCCGGGGTGTTCCGCACTGAGGTCATGTGTCAGCACGTCGAATCGTTGGACTCCCCCGTCTCCCCGCCGTCGTGGCAGGCGTGCGCCGACCCCGCCGGCTCACATGTCCTGGAAGCTCAACACAAGTGGTTCTGTCTCGACGTCGCTCCGGACGGCCAGCACGCCACATTGGCGGCCGCCACCATCGGCGACGACGGCCGGGTGCGGTGCGGAGTCGTATCAGCCTGGACCGACGCCTCACAACTGAGGTATGACCTGCCGGGGTTGCTCGCGGAGTACAAGCCGCACCTGCTCGGATGGTTCCCGAACGGGCCGGCGGCCGCGCTCATGGCCGACCTGGTCGCGCTGCGCCGGCGCGTGGAGTTCAAACCCAACGAAGTGCCCGCCGTCTGCCAAGGATTCGCCGAGCAAGTGCACAGCCGCCGCCTCATCCACGGCAACGATCCGCTGCTCACCGCGCACGTGTTGGGCTCCCGGCGGATGCCCGCCGGCGACGGTTGGCGGTTCACCCGACGCGGCGGCAACGCTGACGCCGCGTACGCCGCCGCCGGCGCGGTCCACCTTGCACGAATCACAAAACCGCCACCCCGGCTGCAGCTCATCGTCTAACCCTCAGCCTGAGGTTTACAGTTTGTGCCGTGAGCCAATGGTCCCGCTTCGTGTCATGGCTCACCACGCCCGCGGTCGCTCCCAACGCTTTCACCCGCCCCCAGACGTTCGAGATCGACGCCGGCTCAATCCCTGCCGAGATCTTCGGGCTTGAGACCTATCAGTCCGTGATTTCACCGCAGCCTCGCGTCGGCCGGAAGGAAGCAATCCAGGTACCGGCTGTGAAACGTGGCCGGGACCTGATCGCCGCCACCATCGGGACCGTCCCGTTCAGGTTGCTCGACACCGACAACGTCACCCACCCCTCAAACCTGCTCGACCAGCCGGAACGTCACCGCGCCCGCTCGGTCACCATGACCCGCACCGTCGAAGACATGCTGTTTGAGGGCAAGTGTTGGTGGTGGATCACCGAGAGTGATTACCGCCCCTACCCGACCAAGATCGTTAAGCTCGACCCGAACGTGACCCCGGATAAGAACGGGCATATCAAGATCACTTTGCCGGACGGCCGGAAGGTTGACATTCCGCCGTCGCAGCAGATCCTTTTCGAGTCACCGACCGACGCGGTTCTCTCCGCCGGCGCCCGCGCCATACGCACTTGGCTGAAGCTCGCCGGCGCGGTCGACAAGTACGCCGACGAACCGATGCCACAGGGCTACTTCACCCCCAAACCCGAGGCCGATCCCGACGAGGTCGACGTAAAGGTGTTCCTCGCCGACTGGGCAGAAGCGCGGCGGAAACGCTCCACCGGCTACATCCCAGCCGTTGTGGACTTCAACACCGTGCAGTGGAACCCCGAGCAGCTGCAGCTCATCGAAGGCCGCAAGCAGGCCGTTGTGGAGATCGCGGAGGTGCTCGGCGTCGACCCCGAGGACCTAGGCGTGTCCACCACGTCACGCACCTACCAGAACGGGCAGCAGCGCAAGCTCGACCGGATCAACGACACCCTCGGCATGTACGTCTCAGCAATCCAGGAGCGTCTATCAATGCCTGATGTGACCCCGCGCGGCTTCCGTGTCCTGGCCGACTTCAACGGCTTCATTAAGGCCGACGACCTCACCCGGTTGCAGGCCTACCAGCTCGGTGTTGAGCTGGGCATCTACGACCGCGACGCCATCGCCGAGCGCGAAGGCCTGCCGCAGCCAACATTCCCCATGCCCGCCGCCCCGCCGCCGGCCGCCATTGAGGCACCGGTGCGGGCATCCAACTTTGACGCCGACGACCCGCTCACGTTCGGTTTCGACACCGAGCGCGCCCGCCACACGTTCCACGTCGACACCGAAGCCCGCACCATCACCGGCCTAGCGGTGCCCTACGGTGTCTCCGCGCTGCGCAACGGCCGCCGCTGGCAGTTCTCCCAAGGCTCCCTGGTCTGGGGTGAGGCATCGCGGGTAAAGCTGCTCATCCAACACGATCGCTCCCAAGCTGTGGGCCGGACGGTATGGCTGCAAGACCGCGACGACGGGCTGTTCGCCCGGTTCAGGATCGCCCGCACAGCAGAAGGCGACAGGGCGCTAGCCCTGGCTGAGGATGGCGTCTACGACGGTCTGAGCATCGGCCTCGCCGACGACGCGCAGTTCACCGCGCGCGGCGGAATCCAGCACTCCCAGCCCGGCAACGTGCTGGTCGAAATCTCACTCACGCCGTCTCCGGCTTTTGATGACGCACGAGTCTCTGCCGTCGTGGCTGAGGCCGACGAAAGGACACAGGCAATGGAATGCCAAATCTGCGGCAGCCACGACCACACGGCACAGGCTTGCCCGCGCTTCACCTCCCCGCAGTTCGACCAGGCGGGCTTGCTCGACGCCATCGGCGCACGGTTCAACCTGCCGCCGGCGCCGGACCCCGCCGCCACGCCAGAACGTGAAACGATCACCCCGGGCGGCCCACTGGGCCTGCCTGGCGGAACCGTTGAGGTCCAAGAGCCATCGCCTTACCGTTTCGACCGCGGCGGCAACCTCCACCGTGGCAGCCACGACTTCGCGATCGACCTTCGCGACTGCGAGCGCGGCGACCCGGCGGCGCGTGACCGCGCGCTGGGCTTCATCCAGGAGCACATTTTCTCCGCGCCCATCGCTGGCGTACCCAACGGTCCGCTAGCCGCCGCCGTCCCCCTCTCGGAAGGGCACCAGTTCGCGGCTGTGAGCATCGCTGATGTGGCGACGCTGAACCCAAACATTCAGCGCCCGGACCTGTACGTAGACCAGCGGACCTTTGTCTTCCCGCTGTGGGAGGCCATCCGTAAGGGCACCTTGGACGAGATCACTCCCATGGTCGTACCGAAGTGGTCGAGCCACTCAGCCCTGGTAGCGGCGCACGTCCAAGACACCGAGCCGGGGGAGGGCACGTTCGTAGCCACTTCCGAAACGGTCACCCCGGGCGCTGTGTCCGGCAAGGTCCGCATCACCCGCGAGGTGTTCGACCAGGGCGGGCCGGCCGCGTCCGCGCTCATCTGGGCGAAGATGGTTTACGAGTACAACAAGGCGCTTGAGGCCATCGCGGTCACCGAGCTGGACGCTGAGTCCCCGGGTGGCACCATCACGCTGACCGTTGCCGGCGCCGGCAACGTGCTGTCTGCTGACCTGGCGGCGGCATTCGCCGACTTGCAGTTCGCCGCTGGCGGTTTCGCCTTCACCGTGGCGCCCACACAGCAGGACCTTTACAAGAGACTCGCCACCGCGGTCGACACCACGAACCGGCCGCTATTCCCGATCCTCGGGCCGACGAACGCCAACGGTCAGGTGTCGCCCCGGTTCTCCAGGATGAATGTCCACGGCGTCGATTTCTTCCCCTCGGCCTCGCTCGCCGCCGGCGGCCAGACCACCCCTGTGAACTCCTACCTCATAGACCCGGCCGCGGTGTTCGCTGTGGCCAGCGTTCCGCAGCGGCTGGAGTTTCAGTGGCAGGTCCGCTCGGTCGAGCTCGCTATCTGGGGCTACCGGGTGGTGGAGGTCACCGACAACCCCGGAATTCGTCGCATCGTTTGGGATCCGGTGTAACCGGGTCGTAAGTACCGAGCTTTCCCCGATCACTTCTCGCGAAACGAGGTCAGACAATGGCAGCGAAGGAAGACAAGGCGCCCGAGCCTGCGAAAGCGGACAAGGTACTCACCACGCCCACCGCAGACGCGGCCGCCGTTCCCAAGGCGTTCCCGTACCCCGGGGACACCCAAAGCCAAGGCACCCGCCACCCAAAGGCCGGATTTATCAGCGCCGGTGTGGCGGCCGACCTGGAGATGTACGGCTCCGCGGTCGACCCGGCTACGGGGAAGCGATACACCCGGGACGACTGGCCGGCTAGCACATAGCCAGTAGGGGAGGGGACGGCTCGTGGCGACGCTCGACGACGTGAAGGCATACCTTGCGTCTGTTGGCGTCCCCACGGGCCGTTACTCCGACGCCCTGCTTAACCAAGTCATCGCCACTGAGCAGGCGCAGCAAGCCCACAAGTGCTACACCGTCCGGTCCGACGACATGAAAGAGGCGCTGTCTCGCCGCGTGCAAGTGAACCTTGCTAAGCGGGGCCTGCCCCTAGGCGTCATCGAGCAATCCTCCGACGCCTCGGGGCGGCCGTTCATGCCCACATTCGACCCGGAGATCCGCCGCCTTGAGGCGCCTCACCGGAGGATCGTGATCGGATGAGCCTCTCAGGCGACCGCGCCACCCTCGCGCAGGCGCTCGACGCCTTGCCGGACATCACCGGCTACGACGACGTCTCCCCCATGCTGAACGTGGGCGACGCTTGGGTGCGTCGGGCCGGCTACGACGCAGCAGGCCCGCCTGGAGTGTTCAACGCTTCGTGGAAGGTGTTTGTCGTCACCGGCGGCGATCCCGGTTCGGCGATGCAGTTTCTAGACGCCCACCTGGCGCCCATCATTGACGCGATCGGCTGGCACGCCTACACGACCGCTGTGCGTCCCGTCGAGTTCCAAACACCCACCGCCGGCATCCTTTACGGGGCCGAGATCACCGCAGAGAGAGAGAGCTAACCATGCCCGCATACACCGGCGGCCACAAGATGAGGGATTGCCTATTCAAGCTGGGCGGGGTCACGTTCACCAATCAGCTGTGGGTCACTCTGATCGAGCCGGATACCCCGTTCGAGATCAAGCGCACACTCGTCCCGGATGGCGCGATCGCCGACGTTGACTCCCCAACGTGGACGTTCAAGATCACCGGGCTTGCCGATCATGAGACGGGCGGCTTCGCAGACTTCCTGTGGGACAACGCTGGCACGATCGTCACGTATGAGTTCGCGCCGCGCGTGGGCTCCGGTAAGGCCAAGTTCACCGGCTCGCTGTACGCCGTCCACCCGCCGATCGGTGGGGAGCAGGGCGAGTGGGCTGAGGTTGAGATTGAGCTGCCCATCATCGGCACGCCCGTGAAAGGGGTTCAGGCATGACGCTGCTCACCGTTCAGACCGTCGACGAGTTCGCCACCCCGGCCGCGCTGGCGGCCGTCTCCGCATCCGACACCGTCGACATC